GGACATCAACGTCCTCGGGCGGCTGGTAACAGAGGGCGGTGTAAAGCTAAACCCTGATCCGGTGGCCGAGAGCAGTTGTGCTGCAGGTAGGTAATTAAAACCTGTGAGCTGCTGTTCCCCGAAAATATCTTCTGTGACCTCGGTCCGTGGGTCGCTGGCCGTGAAGGCTTCGTCTAGCGCGGGTTCGCCGGGGCCGTATATGCCGGGATCGGTGCCAAAACCCTCAGAGGTATACACCGTGGGGGCCGTGTAAGTGTCTTGGGTCTGACGAAAGACAGTTTCTTCCTTAGGCTTGGGAATATTAAACAGAATACCGGGGTCAATACCTGCCGCTTGAATATCTGCGATCGTATAGCCACCTTCCAGTGCAAGCTCTCTCAGAAGGCTCTGCTCTGCTGGGGTTATGCCGCCCTGCTGCACTCTGGCCAAGTATTCTCTGGCCTGTCTCTGAAGAGACTCTACGCCGGGGTCACCCCTTGCGGTGCGCGCTGCTGCTTCAGCCGCTAGGACAGGATTGGTGACGAAAGCAGACTCCACAGTGGTCGGCAGATCGACCCTTGGACCAGTGGCAGGAGTAGTGAATATCTTATCCAAGACATCCTGCCCAACACCGGCGTTGATGAGGTCAGTGTTACTGATCCCCGATTCCAGCATGATGTTGTAAGCTTCAACGCCTATAGGCTGATTGCCTGCGAACTGACCCTCTCCGGCCATGTACTTGCCGGCAAGGTCTCTCAGGTTGGCGTAATAAGCCTGCACGCCCTCTTCACCACCGCTCTCAAGAGCGCGTTTATAGGCAGCGGATTGGTCGTAAGCAGATTCAGTGGAAAGGTTTATAGGGCCGCCGTTTGCCATACGCAAAGGCAGCTTCGAGAGCATCTCTCGAGCGGAAGGACCGGGCATAAGGGCGTCCCCTTAATTTATTAATAGTCCGGCCATTCTATCCTAATAATACTCAGGCACAAGGTCTCCGGTAGAGTCTTCCTCGGGTTCGTCCGAATACAGCGAGATGAAATTGCCTGCTCGGAATCGCATCAGAGCCTGCGTCGTGCTGTCCACCATGTCGTCATTGTCGCCATTCGGAAAGGCCGCACACTCCTCAATCAGCTCTTCAGCCCACTGAGTTTCAGGCGCCCAGACCATGCCAGACTCCAGAATCGGCGCGACAGAGTTGGCTCTCGATATCTTATCCTGCCCCGCTCGCCGACCACCGGGAGAATACATCGTGACAGGAATGCCAACACGCCGAAGCTCCTGCTGAAGCGTGGTCCCTGTCGCTTTGGCCTCGATCAGGACATTATCCGGCTGCCAATAGTCATACTGCTCCTTGGCCAGCCGTTTGAGTTCAGGAAAGTCATAGCGCCCCTTCCGCACGTCAACCAGCAGGATGTTAGGCCCAGCGTCTTCGCTAGGATAGAACACACCCCACGTCGTGATGACAGAGTAATCAGCCGTCTCCTTTTTCGAGTAAGCCGTGTCGTAAGACTGAATAATATAGTCCAGACGGGGCATATAGTCATGCTCCCAGACGTTCCACCACTCCCGCTTGAGTATCGCGCCCTCGTCCGCAGTAGGACGCTGCTGGTACATGGCATTCCATTTCTGGACCGATAACGACGCCCTGACAGCCTTGAGTTCCTCCAGCTTCCAGAAGGATGGCCATAACGGACGCTCGTTCTCCTCGCCCTCGTCAAACACAGCAGGAAACTCAATAACCTCCCACTGGTCCGCGTTATGCGAGGTCTGAGCCTTGATCAGGCGTGCAGTCAGGTCCTTCGTGCCCCAACGGGTCATCACAATAACTACCGCGCCACCGGGCTGCAGTCGGGATCGAGGTCCAGAGGTGTACCATTCCCACGCATTGTCTAGCGCCAGCTGGGACTGGGCGTCCTGTTCCGAGTGCGGATCGTCAATGATCAAGAGGTCCGCGCCACGACCCGTCATCGCACCGCCTACACCAACAGCAAAGTATTCCCCGCCATGGTTCGTGTCCCATCGTCCGGCAGCCTTGCTGTCCGCTTTGAGCTGCACCGCGTCAAATAACTGCTGGTAAGTATCAAGCTCCATCAGGTTACGGACCTTCCGGCCAAACCTCACGGCTAACTCGCCGGTGTGGGTCGCTTGGATGATCTTGGTCGTCGGACGACGGCCCATGATGTATGCCGGAAGCAGGTAAGATGCAAACTCAGACTTCGTGTGTCTGGGCGGCATGTTGATTATCAGGCGCTTTAGAGTGCCGTCGGCTATACGGTCAAACGCCGCAGCCATCTTTTCGTGATGACTGGACAGGATTGCCTCTGGCCAGACGTAACGGGAGAAACCTAGAAAGGAATCACGCCCGTGTCCCTGTGCTTCTAGCAGGGCCAGCCTGAGTTCTAGCTTTAGCTGTTCCGCTTCTATCTCAGGAGGTATTTGAGCTGCTTGCATAAAATGCTTACCGCTCTATGTTTTCTAAAGTGGCTAACACATTGGCTAAATTTAAAGCTGCTTGTGCGTACTTCATTGCCTCGTCTTGATTGGAAGCCTTCTCTGTTTTTGTAGCCATTTCTTTTATGGCATTTTCAATTTCATTTTTCATAAGGGTTCTAACTCCTTTTCGTTTGAATTTTGCAAAAATTTTTTGCGGGTTTGATTTTCCAGATAAAGGGGGTGGGTTTCAAGGTGTTCCACGTGAAACATTAAAGGTCATTTTCGTTTTGGCCAGAATTATTTGTGTGAAATCTGGCTAAAGCCTACTCCGTCGCGCCGTGGGCCAAAATCGCCGGATCGAGCGAGCGTTCGATCGATCGACGTAACGGATTGGCCAAAAGGGACCCGTTACTTCCGGTAATATTAATTACCGGAATTAGTGATTCGTTATAAATCAAGCACTTAGCTTTTTCGAGGACCATGATCCGAGGGCAACCACTACATGTTGTGGTCGGGCGCCCCGGGGGCCGGGGACCGCGGGCCACGAAAAATCCGGGGGATTGGTCAAAATTTGAGCAAAAAGCGCCAGAAATTTGGGAAAAGAGATCGAGAGACTCTCTTTTCCCGGTTTAATCTTCTCGGCGATCTCTGAAAGGCTTATCGAGCGAGCGTTCGGTAGGTTTGGATCAGTCAGTGTTATACGGCTGCGTCAGTCTGGACCTCAGGGCATCCCAGTCAACGGCTGCCAGAGGCCACTGGAGGACCGCTGGCACGTCTATTCCGCTTTCCATGAGGGAGGCTACCTGTTTGCCGTGATAGAGCCTCAGCTCGATCTCAGTGCGTCTGGTGGTGCCCTTCGGGTGATACTGCACCAGAATCCACGTCGGCAAGCCCATCATCCCGTGCTTCAGGTTGAACGCCACTTGGTGCGGACTCAGCCGGACCTTGCGTCCCCGGCTCACCACCTTCAGCTCCACCATCACGAAACCCTCGTTCGGGATCGCGATCAGGCAATCCGGCAGACCCAGACCCACCCGGTTCTCCAGCCTCGTGATCACTACGTTCGGCAGGTTCTCCTTCACTTTCTGATGCAGGCTCGACTCTGGCTTTTTCGGCATCCCTGAATTGCTCAATGATTGATGGCTCTTCAGGTTCTAATTCTACCTCAGGATCGTCCTCGAGGTCCTCAGGCGTCACGTCAATGATTTGTTTAGGCGGCGGCCCACCGTACATCGCCTTGATCTCTTCAAGCTTACGGCGCACCTCATCGACGCTCATGCTGTCAATCGTGCCGTGCCTGATCTCTTTTCTGTCCACGTAGATCGTGCCCAGTGCCTGTCCCCGGCGGTACTCTGCAGTGACAGCGGCGCCATAGTTCCCTGCATCCAGTGCAGCATCGCGGATGTTTTGCAGGTCGCGCAGGTGCCTCTCGATGTTCGTGCCGTATTTCTCGGCCACGTCCTTTCGATACTGCTGGATGGCTGCCACCACTTGAGGGTTCTGTCTCGGGTCTGTCAGGGCGTGTGCGTCTTTGTGGGCGGTCTTGGGGTTGTAGCCTGCAGCTATGGCCGCCTGCTTCAGGGTTTGCTTACCCTCGCCATCCACCAGCTCGGTAATAAATTTCCACTGCTGCGGCGTGACAGCCTTCTCCTGATCCTTCAGCTCACCTACGTCAGCCTGCAGCCGCTTCTCAAGCGACCGCTTTTTCTTATCAGGTTCTACCGGGCTGCTGTTGAACAGCTCTGCCATGCGTTTGGAACTACTCGTCATGAAATTCTCCTGCAAACCCAGAGGCCGGGCTTGAATTGGTAGACAGTGAATTGTTTGCCGGGATTCTTAGCCTTGAACGTGGCTATTGCGTTACGTGCTTTGACGGCTCTCTCTTGGCTCATCAGCACAAAGAAATCGTTTACCACCATAGCAGCAAAAGGGTAGCGGGTGCGCCCGGAGGCAGTATGTCCGACGCTGTGACAGCGTGCTTTGATGGTGTTACGCCGTGTAACGGCAGATTTGGCATTTTCAGGCTTTTCAGAATTGTCGCTCATTCACAGATTTCCGCTTTGCAACCGTTCTATATACATTG